CTTATGCAGCATTCCTCCAGCCTGCCGGCCCGCTTCTCCCTCACTGGCGCCCAACAAGACATTTGGCTCGACCAACTGCGCGTGGGCGAGTCGCAATCCTGGCCCGGCGTGGTCTCGACACCCTGGCGGGGTTGTTGGCGATCCTCAAGTCCGAGGCCTGCTACGTGCCGCTGGACCCGGCCCATCCCGCCGAACGCCTGGAGTATCTGCTGCACGATAGCGCACCGGTTGCCATCCTGACCCAGCAGAACCAGGGACACGGCTGGCTGGCCCTTTACAAACCATGACAAAAGCCAGCAAGTACAGTGCCTCAGCGTATGATGCCGAGCGCGAAAAAAAAGCGCTCATATCTGAGATAAATGGGTTCAGGTTCTTTTGCGGCCACTGCAACAGAATATCAAAATAGACGAGTAGGTTGACCCTTCCTCTTACCCAAACGATCAGCTTGACCATCGACGTTTATATAACCGCTTGCTGGATTTAGCTTCGCTTGGCGCGAAAAATTGCTTCCGTAGGGGGGCGTATTACTCGTCGACATTTTTCAGTTCGTTTGGCTCCGCAGGCCAGTCAATGTTTTGCGGGAAGCCATCCTGCTGCTGAATTCGATTTAGAAGCATGCGGTAGCGCTTCCATGCTGTTAACTCAGCGTCTTCATCAGCCGTAGCCTCTCCAATGTCAACGGCATCCTGTAGCGGGGCCATTCTTACCGTAGCAACGTTCAGCAGTCTGTCACGCCGCCTAAGCGCTAGCTCCTCATCTGTCGGACCTACACTGGGTATAAGGACAGGTAACCCGTCCGCTCCAGGGCCGATCGTACCGTCGATAACGGTCGTGAAAAGCTCGCTGTACAGCTCTTTGCTGATCTCGACGGCGTCCTCGGGGATTGAGGGGCTCAGGGCGTCGATATAGGCGCCGTTGGTGGTTCCGCTGTAAAAGTATTTCATGGTGTTTTACCTGTTAGAACCCAACGCACAACCAAGATACGGCTGAGCCGCCGAGGGCCGAATTGGTTTCGTTATATGAAACATTGATCTGCGACAAGCTTACAAATTGTCCCGCCGTTTCGCGGCATGCGGCGGAGTCGCCAGAGACGCTACCGTAGAGCGAAGTCCACATTTGCAACGTTGTGGATGGGAACGTAAAAGGAAGGGACACGTTGGTTCCAGAACCATCGGTGAGAACAGCTGTTCTTCCCCATTGAATGATCAGACCGCCGAGCCATGTGGGGAATGCAATAAAACCGTTCTCAGTGAAGCTGAAGAGAAAGCCCGCACGAAGCTTGCGCGGAGTAACGATTGTTGCGTTGTCAGTACCGCCATTGGTCTGGGCTTGAGTTGCAACCGCCGCAGTACCTGCGAAGGCTTCTGTCGCCGCCCCCTTTGTCGCCTTACCGTCTAAAAGGGTATTGAGCTGCGATTGCGTATAGGTGTCACTAATACCGTAGGCCGCTAGGGTGGTCCCCTTGTCAGCCTTGCTGGACAAGGCGCTGTCTACCTGCGTCTTCGTGTAAGCATCACCGATGTTGTAACCGCCGAGCGTTGTCGCCTTGCTCGCGAATGACTGCCCAGCCTCGGTTTTGGTGTAAGCATCACTAATGCCGTAACCAGAGAGCGTTGTCGACTTACTCGCGAAGGACTGACCAGCCTCAGTTTTCGTATAGGCATCACCAATACCATAGGCCGCTAGGGTGATCCCCTTGTCAGCCTTACTGGACAAGGCGCTGTCTACCTGCGTTTTCGTGTAAGCATCACCGATGTTGTAGCCGCCAAGCGTTGTCGACTTACTTGCGAAGGACTGGCCAGCCTCAGTTTTGGTGTAGGCATTGGTGATGCCATAGCCTGCCAGGGTGGTGGCCTTATCGGCCTTGCCGGATAGACTCCCATCGATCTGGGTCTTGGTGTAAGCATCACCGATGTTGTAACCCCCGAGCGTCGTCGATTTGCTCGCGAATGACTGCCCTGCCTCGGTTTTGGTATAGGCATCGGTAATGCCGAACTCAGCCAATGTAGATGGGTTCGTTCCACCCGTAGCAAGACCTTTTGAGTTGAAAACAGGCTTGGAATAAGCGCCGGCGACGATCCCGGAATCCGCTAGGGTTAATGTAATTTCAATATCGGCACCGCCATCAAAAGCGCCCGAACCACTTGCCGCTCCTTTGAGTTTCAAAGTCCGTGCAGTCGCCAATCGCGCAGCCTTACCCACTACGGTGGTGCCAGCAATTATTTTGGTGATAGCCGTCTTTAACCAAGCTGTACGATTGCCCAATTGTTCGGCTTGCTTGTTAGCGATCCCTCCCGGCCCGCCAAGCACCCGGTCAGATGTTTCGATCTGATAAGTACCTTCTGCAAAATCTTCTGTCTCTGGCAAGTTAGCCATCAAACATTGCTCCCATGGTTATACAGCCCGTCATAGCGAGCGGTGCCGTTGTAGCGGATGGCCACGGCTTGGTATTCAAGCGAGGCGAGGCGTCGCCCTGCGGGCGCGATAGAGGACAACATTCGACGAATCAGAGCCGCCTGATCGTTGGTGATCGGGTCATTGAAGATCACACGATAGGCAGCCCACGCCCCTGTGTTGCCGTACAAGTACAGCCCGTCGAAGGCAATGCTGCCGTCATACTTACGTCCGCCTAGCCCCTCCTGCAGTTGGACTTCACCGAAGCCCAACAATCGGATGATTTCGCGGATCGCCCAGGGCGTTCCTTTGTAACGGTGCAACTCGACGGCGTTTTTTATTAGGCTCCGTCGCGCATCCTCTGACTCAGCCAGCATCCAAACTGCTTCGTCAAAAAGACTGAACTGGTCTGCTAACACCGGCAGTAGGGGCGCCTTTACCAAGTCAATCAGGTAGACCAGCATGGGCGTGAGATCAATGCCGGCATGTCGCTCTTCAAGCAGCTTGCACAGCAGTGCGAAGCGCTCATCGCCTGCCAGTGCGGGGGGCAGAGTGAGGTCAACCATCAGCGGTTCCAGCATATAGAATTTCAATGCTGGAACAGTCCGCCCAGCCATGGCGCTGCAGATCCACAGTCACGGACGGTAACTCCAAGGCAGATCGGTAGACGCCCATTACCTGAAGCCTGGCATTGAGCTGTTCAGGCACGATGTCGATGCCGAGTCCGGCGCGCAGCTCTTGGGCATAAACTTCAGCAGCATTTTTCACTGCGGCAAGTGTCGTGTCCTTGTCGGCCCAGGAGTACAAGGTGATGTGCGATCTGATAAGCCAATCGATTTGGTCTGGCATCTGCGCTCGCACCGTGTCACATAAGGGGCGCAGCTTTTCCCCGCTTAAATAGCTTTCGACCTGTTCCAAAAGGTTTGCCGTGGGCATTCCTGTTTCAGTCAGCGGGTGAATCGCAACTTCGCCATCTGGCAGGCCGTCATCGGGCCCACGCACTGCCACATCGATAATGGACTGGTGGACCGACAGAGCGTGATACCGATAAGCCCCCCGACTGCCTGCTGTGGTGTAAGCCTCAGGCGCAAGAATGATGCGCTCTTTGTAACGCTCATCGGACTCGTCCTCGACGCCGTCTGCAGGCACGGTGCTGTTGCTCGAGGTCAGCCCGGCAAATGGTTGGCCAACCAAGGTGTTGATCTGGCCGATAGCCCAGCCGTTTCCGATCACTCCCGCTGTTTCGCAGATAGCGCGCACTTGCACTGACAGCGTTCCAGCTTTGATGAACGCATCTTGGCGGGTAAGGAAAGCCACTGCGCCGTTTTGGGTGGTAATCCGCGTGCCGGCCGGAATCAGGCGATCCTGCGACTGAGCCTGCGATGCAACGAACAAGAAGGTGCAGACGGCGCCCACCGCTAATAGGCGAGGTGTACCGACCAGGTCGCCCAGGTAATCAAGGATTGGCCCACTGCTGAAGCGCACCAGCAGCTTCTCACCTGCACTCTGGATCGCGGCCTTGATGCGGGCCTCTGAATAAGCCACCTGGTTAATGAAAAGGCGTTCGATCTGGGCCGGGAACAGCGACTTACCCGAATCCCGTTCGTAGAGCGCGATCAGCTCAGCCTCGATCCCTGCAGGATCAATTTTGACGAACTCGGGTTTAGGCAGCTCGCGCATATGGCACCTCGGTCAGTTGAGGGATGCCGTCGGCTACACGCCATTGCACGCGCACCGTGATGTGCGCGACATCGATGCTGACTTGCACCTGGACTACGGATACGCGGGTTTCCCAGCGGCGAATGGCATCGACGGCTTCTCGCACCAGGTGCGGAGTGACTCGGTTTGTGGGCCAGTCGATATATAGATGTAGGTCGCTACCGAACTCTGGTCGGTGTGCATCGCTCCCCTTGGGCGTGGTCAGGATGACGCGGATAGCCTGGTCAACGTCGCGCAGGCCCTCGACTACCTCGCCGGATGTGCCGAGGGCGGGCTGCCAGTGGGCGGCGGTGATGCTGGTGTAGGAAGTGGGCGTCGTCATGCGCCCATGGTGGCGACTTAGTCTATGCTGGACTTTTAATCGAGTTTAAAGACGCTTAAGACCAATCAGACGACAACAAGGAGTTCGAGATGCAGAGGAAGCCCTCAATAGAAGTACGCAGGCAACTACGAAAGGAAGTCGGCTTCGGTTGCCCTGTCCGTGGTTGTGGATGCCCTTTTTTGGAGTGGCATCATTTTGACCCGCCATGGCGCGAACTACACCACCATAACCCTGCGGGAATGATAGCCCTGTGTGTACAGCATCATGCTGAAGCAGACGGGGGCGCGTTTACCACCGAGCAGCTCAAACGCTGGAAACGACCTGCAGGCGAAGCCGACCAAGTCAATGGTCGCTTCAACTGGATGAGAAACGAGCTATTGTTGATCGTAGGTGGCAACTATTTCATTGAGACCTATGATGCGATCAGCATTAAAGGGCACCGGTTTATTTGGTTGAGCCGGGACGATGAGGGATTTTTGCTCCTTAATATCGCCCCAATCGTCGTTAACGGTGAACCACGTTTTTCCATGGAGGAAAACTTCTGGAGCATTCACGGGAACGAGGAGGACGTTGAGTGCCCTCCATCTGGAAAACTGCTTTCAGTGAAATACCCCGACGGGGATTCTTGCTCAGTAAGATTTTTAGAGCTGGAGAGTAACCAGGCTCTAAGGAAACGCTATCCTGACGCTCCCAAGGCCCTTTTTGAATTCAATACTCCTCTCACTGCGGTCGAGATAACTTTCCGCTTAAAGAGCGCTGATCTTGATATCGGTCCGAAGCGGATGGTGATCAACGGCGACTGCTCCATCGGCGGGGACTTATTCATTCGTTGTGGCGGTGGCATCTCTATTAATTGAGATGATCCTCAATGAGAATGATGGTTCGAGTTTCCGCCGGCATCCATTATCGAACCTGCAGCCTTGATCCCACCATTTACCAGTAGGTCGCCATTCAAGGTAACCTGCGGGATATTTAGGATTGCCGACGGCGCTTTGACTATTACCGGCTCACCAGCTTCAACCGTGATGTTTCTCCCACACTTCACAAGCAATGCCCCCACGCAGTCCAGCGTCATTACCCCGGCCGCCCGGTCATAGGTCGATACTGTTCCATCGCTAAAGCGGACATAATCGGTATCTTCGTCGACGATTGGCGGCGGCTCCACCGTCGAGTAAATTCCGCCCAGGACAACACCACCGACGCCGTCAGCATCGAGCAGCACCGCGACCTGTTCACCCAATTCAGGCATAAGTGGTCGACGCTGAGTGCCCTGCGTGTTGCGCTGGGGCACGTGGAGCCAGTAGCTCTCAATGCCATCACGGTCATCCAGGCGGACGCGCACGCGGCAACTCGGGTAATCCACGGCGCTGATCTCGCCGTATTCCAGTTCAATGCTCATTCGGTTTTGCTCTTCATTATTAAGCCACCACTTCGTGCTCGATGCCGTAGGTCGACAACGCGAGGTCAGGCTTGGAGTTATCCATGGTGAAGCCAATCGACGGGGCTGATACCCGGCAGACTTCCTGGTCGACGGAGTAACCGCCAGTTCGGATCATTCGATGTTGTGATGAAAGGATCAGATAGTTGCCACCCAGTTTGCCTGCGGCAACCAAGGTCACCACATTGCCGCTCACCAGATTGGGGCGTCCCATGGCTGTCCAACTGCCGGTGGTACGTTCGCGATTGGCCTTGGCCAGCTCAGCTTTGGCTTTGGCCTTCGACTCTTCAGCACTGGTACTGCGCTTGCGGCTTTTCCTGGTATCGCCACTGGTGGTGGTCTTGCTGGCGCTGCTCGGTACCGCGACCGTCTCACCATTGATGATCCGATAACTGACCAACTGCTTCTTGACCGGGTCTTTGTGCTTGACCTCTACGGCCTTCGGTACGTCCTTGATCTTGTCACGCAGATGCACATTGGCCTGGTCCTGCAATAGCTGAGTGGCGACAGGCTTACCCTTCGCCAGTTCGCTGATGGCGTGGAACACTAACTTGTTGCCGGTCACCTTAAAGGCGTAGCCGTATTCGTCGGCCAGGCTGCTCAAAAAGGTCAGATCAGAGTCCTGCTGGGTGAGACGGTCGAGCTTGATGGGCTCGATTTTACCGATCAGCTCCAGCCCCAGTCGGGTTGCGACCTGCTTGGCCACTGCGTCCAGGGTGAGGTTTTCATAGGCGCGGTGTTCGGTGGTGCGCAAAGCCAAATTGATACCGGCAGCCAAACCGTGGATGGTCACGGTTGAAGGTGGGCACCGCAGCTCCACCTCATCAATTTCAAAACGCCCGAGCGTCCGAAGCGGCGCACCCTCCCAGCCGATGGCCAGGGTCAGTGCATCGCCGTGCCCTGGATACCAGGCATCTCGCCACTTGCCCTCGGTGTCCTCCAGCTCAACCTCCAGACTATCAGCCTGGCCGGACAGATAGTCGATGTACGTCAATGAGAGCAGGGCCAGACTGATATTGTGGGTGATATTGCGCTGTTGATAGGTCAGCACAAAGCGTGCTTCGGGTACCAGTTTTGGGATCAACGCATCCATGGTGGGAGATCCTCTGCGGTGGCCACCGGCTCCAGAATTGGAATAGCCAAGATCAATCCGGCTGGTAATGCGGCGGTGATAGGCACATGCGGGTTGGCATGAACGATTGGAAAATACCGATGAGCGTCACCGTAATAGCGCCAGGCTAGTTGGTCCCAGCGTTCGCCCTCTCTTGTTACGTGGGTTATAAGCATCAAGCTCTCCGGGTCAAGACATCAGCAGCCAAACCTGCCAAACGTTTACTAGCGCTGCCCATAACAGTGACAGCCTTATCCAGGGACTCACGCGAGGCGGCGAAACGGTCGACAATGTTGCTTAGGTCGACGGGGTCCAAGCTGGAACGCGACCCCATAACGTTGCCCAACACGTCATCCCCCAGGCGGGACAGATCGGCGCCATCATCGAGCAGCCCAGCCACAGTCGACAAACCTTGCAGCGGCTCGATGGCACGTGCGGTAACCCCCAGCAACTGGGGAACTTGCCCTAGGATCATAGAAGGGTTGCCACCCTTTACCGCCTCGTAAAGACTCTTTCCCGCTCTCAGTACGTTGCCAGCTGATTTGGCATGACCAATAGCCAGTTGGGTGGCGCTGGGTATTGGAACCATGCTGGAGAGCAATCCTGGTGACCCTATGGCGGAAGCCCCACTCAATGCCGGATCAAGAAGCCCCTGGCGAACGACCTTACGGGTGAAGGCCCCAGTGTATTCACGCAGGCCGACTTGCACAGTCGAAGCAACGACCTGACCGACCGCCGTGGCGCGGCGAATGGTGTTGCTGACACGGGTGACGACATACGGGCCAATGTATTCACCGCTGCCCATGACCAACGCCAGCGGTTCGTGTCGGCTCTTAGCCTCGCGAAGTAAGCGCAAACGCTCAGCCGGGTTACCCAATAATGGGTGCAGTTCAATGGTGAGGTTGATTTCATCCAACCCTTCGCCAATCCACTCCAGCAACGGTTTGCCCTGGATACGTGCATGCTCCGCCCAGTCTGCAGAGCCGGTCTGCTCCATGCCGCTGATGCCACCGGCCACGGTGAACTCGATAGTGCCCAGAACAGCAAACATCAGGCGCGTCCTCCACTGGGTGAACCATAGCTGCGGCGGTTTTTATCGTGCTCGAAGCGCTCCATCATTCGTATGAACTCGGCATAGCTCGCCTGCAGTCCTTGATTCACCTGTTCCATTACACCTGGTCCACCTGGCACATTGATTTGAGGCGAGAAATTCACCTCGATCTTTCCGCCGATGCCACCACCACCGCCCATCATGCTGGCCCTCGAAACGTCAGCGGGATTCGGTGGTGCCATGTTGACCCTGGATTGAGATGCCATGCCCAGGGCTGCTTTTCGCACCAGGTCGGCCTGGCCGGTGATACCAAGGGCTGCGCCTTCACTGATATTGGCGCCATACCCCATAAACACCCGGCTGGGCGAGTGGATATCCAGGTCTCCGGTAAACCAGCTTTTAATTGACGATCCGAGGCCAACCACGGCGTCCTTCATCGCTGTCGCTTTGTTCCTGATGCCATTGACCAGGCCATCAATGATCATGCTGCCGAACTCAGTGAACTTGCCTGGCAGTTCAATACCGAAGTAACTCATTACCCCCGAAAACGCTTTGTAGAACAGGCTCATGGGAGAGAAGTTGAGGATCAGTGTGGCAACACCGGCCAGACCACCATCAAATGCTTTCGGGATATCGCTGATACCTTCCAAAAGCCAGCGCACAGGCATTAACAGTGCCGACAGAACAGCGCCAACAGCCCGCCCGAACTCGATACCTGCCCATGTGGCGCGGCCCAATTCGTCACCCGTAACTTGCACTGGGCTGAACAGTTCACCGACCCAGGTGATCACCGGTTTGATGTACTCCCCCAGTTTTGCCAGCAAGGGCGCTACAGGAGCAAAGGCAGCTGAGAACGCATCACCTATTGGTTTGAGTCCATCTTTCAGGCCGGTGAAAAAGCCAATCATTAGGGCTTTGAGTGGCTCCCAGTACTTATAAATAACCAACCCTGCGGCACCGATAGCAAGTGCGCCTACGGCAATTACACCAATGATCCAGCCTATTGGCGTTGCAGTAATAACCGCACCCAACACTGCCATAGCCCCGGACAACGCAGGTAATGCAGTTGTGAGCCCCGTGACACCAGCGATAAATGGCGCCAATCGGGCGGAGATTAGAGCGCTATTGAGCAAGGTGGCTTTGCCCGACAACACTGCCATGGTGGTGCCCATACCATTGAGCGCTGAAGCGCCAAGATTGACGCCGTATTTCAAGGCAATAAAGCCCAGTTTGAGTGCGACCAACCCTGCGAGAGTCTTGACGACACCGCTGACCAGGCCAGCGTTTTCTTCAGCCCATACCGAAAATGAACGTATCAGCGGGATAGCGGCTTTCGTGATGTCGAGTAATGCCGGGAGCAAAATACCGCCCAGACTGATGCCGACATCCGCCAGGCCTATGGTTAATGCTTTGAGCTGTTCCTTGGGACTCCCCATGCGCTTTGCCCAGTCCAGATCCTGTACGCCTTTATCAGCCGCACCCATCCCGCCTTTTTGGATGCTGGCCTGTTCGTCCTGGTTGGCCAACGCAGGACGTACAAAGGACAGTACTTGCTGGTCGCGAAAAAGTTCGCCCAGTTTGTAGGCCTCATTCAAACGATCCAGTGCAATCTGCCGTTCCTGATCATCTTTGAGCGCCATGACACGCTGGAATCCAGCGGCTGCTGCTGGCCCTTTGGTGCTGGTGTACTTGGTGATGGTCGTCATCATGGCCTGCATCGGTGTCAGGCCCTGACTGATCAGGCCTCTCATCGTGTCTTGCAGGTCGATACCGGCGTCCGAAAACGCTTTTATGGTGTCGGGTGCGGTGATCTTGGAAAGGAAGTTTTTGAAGTTGTTGGCTGCTTCATCGTTGCTACCTGCGCCTTTACGGGCGATCTGTAATGAGGCGCCGATCTCGGCCACAGCCCGCTCGCCGGTAATGCCGAGGGCCGCAAACTGGGGTGTTAACTGTGGCAACCACTTGGCCATGTCTGCCAGTTCAAACTGCCCACGTTTACCGGCGTAGGCCAGGATGTTCATTGACCGCTCAAAGCCTGCCGCGCCAATGCCCAGGTTGTCATTCAGTGCAATAGCTACCGACCCTAGGTGCTCCATGCTGGCCCGTGTGGCCGTTGCCGACTTGGCCATCACGGGAGCATAGGCAGCTAACTCTTTCGAACTGGAAATGCCACCGGCAATCAAGACCCCTGTACCTGTGGCCACTTCGGTTTGGGTTTGATTCCAGCGCAATGCGGACTCACGCATGACGTTGCTGAGGCGTTTCTCTTCTCCCGCATCAAAATCGCCAGTAATGGCGATGTCACGCGTGCGGTCCTGGAAGTCAATCGCCTGGCGAAACGACTGGGCAATGGGAGCCCCGACCACCGCTGCAGTGCCCAGGGTTTCGAGTGCCTGCCCGCGCAATTCGCCACGTTCGTTTTTCAACCGAGCGCCACGGGCCAGGCTCGTGTTGAGACGTTCCTGTTTGACCTTGAGTTGATCGATGGCACGCCCGACCTGGTCGTACTGCCGACGCAGGCGCTCGACGCCCGTACCGCCACGCGCCAGGGATGCCGCCAGCTCGGTGCCGATGAGTTTTTGTTTGGCTGTCAGACCATCCGTCGCACGACCGAGCTGTTGGACCGTCGATTTGGCCGACCCAAACGCAGCGCTCAAACTACCAGCGACCGTGGCGCCGATTTTTAACCCGACAAGAACTTCATTGGCCATGGCATGCCCAGCTATTTATATAGAAAGAGGAAGGTGTGTCGCCCGATGCGGGCGACACGACATTGCGCGAGGGAATGTGACCGGGTTACTGCTTGTTCATTTGCTCAATCCGACGATTGATCTCGCGCTCACACGACTCAACCCAGCGCCAGTAATCCTCCATGTCAAGCTGCGCTATCTCCGACGGTTGCATCTTTAGCACCATCAGCAATGCTTCGTCCCAGGACTGCAGCAAGGTCTCCTCCAGTGGACATTTCCCGCAACACCTCGGTGGCTGACTTCGAGTCAGCAATGTCGAACTCGCCCAGATCTTCCAGGGTGATGCCAAACATCTTGGCGATCAGCATGTCTTCCAGGACGCCTTCATCCTTGGTCGATGCTTGGGCCTGGCTGATGTCTTTGCGCTTGAGGCGTTTGATAGGAACAGAATTCAGCTGTACGCCAGCAGCAGTTTTGAAGGGGAACTTGAGGGTGAAGGTCAGTTTGTCGGCCACGTTTGTAACTCCAGGTTGGATTGCTCTATGAGAGCCCTGAGTGTCGCGCCTGGCCGTGGCGCTGGCTTTTAATCGAGTTTAAAGAGAAAGTGATTCTGTCTAGGGCCGAAGAGAGCCCTACCAATCACCAGAGGAGACAGGATATGAGTGCAGACAACAGCGCGAGATTTAATGAGCTTTCAAAGCAGGTGATTGACCTGGTGGTGGGTTCTTGTCCTTTACCCCTGGAAATCAAAGCTGAGACCCTCAATCTCCCGAGGGGTAGCGTTAGTTCAGCCCCAAGTGGGTTTTCCGGTGGATTCTACAATCCTAGCCCTGAAGAGGAGATGCTGGACAGCACGTTAGAGTGGCTTTCTGCCGAGGGTTTTATTAGGAAGTGCAGCACGAATTACTATACGGCAACGCTGCGGACCCTAAAAATCTACAACTCGGTACCTAATGCTATTACCGAGTAGGAAGTCCGGCTCTTTATTTAGTGGAAGGCATTTTGCTTAGCAAAATGCCTTTTTTCACTTTATGCCTGCCCGATGTTCTGCCGGTACTTGGCCAACTGATCCTGACCACCCACCTTGAAGATGTTGGCCAAGTAGTCGAGCAACACCACCTCTTCGCCATTCAGGATCTGGCGCACATAGGTTGCCGAGAACGGTACTTCAAACTTGCTCGGGTCACGAGGTTTGAAACTACCCAGGGCGTATTCCTTGAACATGACGGTCATCAACGTCACCAGGGGAATTTCGTCTACCAGGCCCGCGCTGTTAAAAACCTGGACGTTGGAGCGACATTGCAGTTGTACGGTCTTGAACGGCGTGGCCATCTTTTTGGCCGATTCGACGTAAAGACTGTTCCAGGTAATCTTGCCCTCCAGTTTATCGATCCCGTCCGGCAGTTCGATCAGGCCGACCATACCCAGCCCCTGAAAGTCACTCATCACGGTTTTGACCGAGCCCAGGTCGATCTCCTCGCAACGACCGAAGAAACTGGCACCGTCCAGATAGACCGCTGCGTTGGTGATGCGATGTGCGCTAAAACCAGCCATTTATGCGGCCCCCAAGTTGACCAGGTATTCCCCAGTGATTTCGGTTTCGAAGGTGCCGCGCTCGAATGGCGGCGGTACGGTGAGTTTGTAACTGAACAGCACGTGGCCCTGTTCCAGCTCGGTCTGCGGGTTGCGCGCTGGGTCGTACCAGCATTCACCACCCAGTAGCGCCTGATCGCCGATCAACTTGCGCAGGAACTGATTGACGCTTTCGGTGATGCTGTCGATCAAAGCGTTGGTGATCGGCTGGTCGACGAACTGCAGCGAGCTGTAGCGGATCGATTCGTCGACGATGTCCTTGGTGCGCCGGACGTTTTCGAAGTTGCGCATGTGAGTCACGGTAGGCCAAGCCGCCGTGCGATTACCCCAAAGGCGCAAGCCGGTGCCAAACGAGTTGAACACGGTGGTGATCCCGTTTTCATTGAGGAGGTTGACCTCGCTGCTGGCATCGTCGATCCGTGCAGTCAGTGGACGCTCCAGGCCGATCACACCCAGAAGTTCCTGGTTGGAGCTGCTCCACCAATAGCCTTTATCGTTATCCACCTTGGCGCGCAAACCCGCTGCCCGTATCGACAACGGTTGTAGGCGCTCACCATTGGTCCGGGCGTCGTACACCTTGACGTGCGGATAGCACAAGCGAACGCGGTCGCTGCTGGTGTTGAAGTTGAGGGTACCCGCTGGACCGCGCCCGGCAACCACCTGCTGCACGGTGCTACCAATTGGCGCATCGATATACGCCACAGCACTCAATTGTGTGGCAGCGGCGATGAGTTCGACGCTGACCGCGTTGAGTGTGCTGAAGCCTGGCGCGATGAAGATTTTCGGGAAAAAACCCAACTGGTTGTAACTGTCCTGGAAGGCCTTCAAACCGGTGCGCAAACCCGCCGCATTCACGGTACCAATGATGTCAGCAGCGGTGACCTTGCTTGGATCGGAATAGGTGTAATCGGCTTTAACCGCACCTTTGGCAGGAATTAAACCGGTCACGAGTCGTTTCACCTGACCGGTCAGCATATCAACCGTATAGTCAGTACCCAGCACGTAGGTGTCACCGGCTTCGGGCTTGAGCACCAGCGATTGCAGAGCACCATATTCCAACTGCAGCAGGTCATTATCACCGAACGCTTTTTCCTCTGCGACGATGCTGGTGTGGTGAACTGTCGGATCGAGCACGTTGATCACCAGCACCGTTCCGGCGCCGAAGTCGTAGATACCGTCCAAGGCTTCGGGAATGCTGAACCCTGGCAGATCCGGGCCGAATTTGGCGCCGTCGGTCTCATTCAGGGACAGCGTCAGGGTGTTCACTGGTCCCATCGGTGCGGTGCCGATCAGGGCAATCACGGCGGACTTGACCACCCTGATGGCGCGAGGGCCACGTTCGACTTCGGTGGTTTCAATACCGTGCAGGTAGTTAGCTGGCATCGGATCTTGCTCCTTTCTTCCCACTAGACGGTGGGCTGTCGGTGACGGCTGGCGTTACCGGTTGAACAGCCGCTGGGGTTTGTTCTACCGGTGCTTCCACCAGGTGTTTGAGTGCCAACAACACACGGGTGTACTCGTGTTTAGCCGGCAGCTCGACGGGCTTGTTGTGCAGCAGCTGCACATCCAACAGATCGGCGGAGTCTTCAACACGCAAACACGCTGCGCTTTGAGGCCCTAAATAAATGTATCGGGTTAAGTTCACGGGATTTCCTCAAAGGTGAGATTGCTCAGCAGCGCACCTTGGTCGGGGACCATGGACTGCAGCTGAGTAGCGCGAGTGGAAAAGTCTTGTGCGTATTGCCAGATACCTTCCCGATGACCAATGAACTGCTCGGACACGGGACGACATGCCATGTCGCAGTGCGGTGCATACCAACCGGTCAAGCAAGTGCGAATACGGTCGAGGTAGGTGACAACGCCGTCCTTGCCGTTGAGCTCGCGAAACACCAGGGTCAAACGGATGACAATGTTGCGTGCCTGGAACACCGCATCGGTGCCTTCAGAACCACCAAAGGTCGATCTGCCATAGGCCAACAAAATCGCACCGACCGGATGGTTCAATCGGTACTGCATCGGATTTTCAGGGAACAATTCAACGGCCATTTCATCGCCGAACTGCGTCTGCAATCGCTCCAACATTGCACTCAGCAACGCCTCGGTTTGGGTCTGCTCAGGGGGAGTGGTCATTTGTAACGCCCCCACATATCGGAACCAAATTGCTGAGAGCGGGCGCGAACGCGAATCTCACCTGGCTCCGGTGCCGCCGCACCACTGGGCATGCCGAGAGTCACCACACCATCACGGATGCTCTCCAGCAGCTTGATGGTGTCCTTGCGGTTGTCCTTCACCGAGTCCGGCAGCGCCCCTTCAGGACGGCGCTGGTACAGCCAGTGCCGTGCCAGGTAAACCACTGCATCACGCAATACCGTCGGTACCGGGTTGAGCGGCAAGTCGTAACGACCGCGTAGATAGCCGTCGACAAGCTCTTCGGCCTGGCGCACACCGTCCTCGATCACGACTTCATTCGGCTGTCTGGCTGCTGGATCGTCGTTGGAGAGCTGGATCAATGTCCGCTCGGGCATGGCGTTGCCGATATCGGCGCGAGTGCAGTAGCGCATGGCGACCTCAGATTCCCCGGACGATACGAATGACATCACCCGCAGCCGTGGCCGCGTCCATGGCCACGCCGTTGGAAATACCTGCAGCCAGTGTCACCGCACGACCTTCAGCATCAGACTCGACCTGGACACCGGCAGCGACGGCGCCACCGCTGATGACCAAGCAAATGCCCAATACGTTAATCGGTGCCACGTTATCCGCTTGGGTATCCGCCTCGACGGTGCCCAGGGCCTTGAGACCGGCGCCGCAGAGACCACCGGTAAAGCCCGCAAAGCGATAGCGCGGGAGGTCAGTCACGGCGACCATAGAGGTCGTTAAAACAGGTTGTTGTGTCTTCATTGGTTGAACTCCTGAATCGGTTCGATGATGAGTCGCTGCAACAAAGGGAATGCCTCTGTTTCACCCAAAGAAATGCCATCGCCTGTGTGGTACCACTTGCCGTTGTGCAGTACCGACGACACATCCGTCACGTTGTAGCGCGACAGTTGAACGACCTCTTCCAACGGCGGCTGTAGCAGTGCACCTGGAGCTATGTTTTGGCCCTGCTCTTGCGACAGGAGGGACGCCAACGCACTGTCGTCCTGATTGAGCGTTGAGTCCGGCGCGAGTGCTGATGCTGCCGGGGTTTCTGGCACGACATCGCCATGCAACAGCTCGTTTACCAATCCCTGGTCGTCGGTCGAAGGCAATACGCTGTCGGCCTGGTGAAATGTCGGCTCGACTGCAGACGTCGACACTGCAGGATCAACCGGCAAGGCAGCATCCTGCTGCGAGTCATTGACCGAACCCAGGTCATCGACCGACGCCGAGGGCGCGGCCTTGTCCTTAGTGGGGGTTTTAGTCGCCATGGCTCACCTCAACCGTTGATGTCGGAGATCAGGTAACCGGCATCCGCGCCGACCACCACAGGCTTATAGATGTCGGTGTTACGCACGAAACGCACCTTGCCGCCAGCGGTGTCGTAGGTGTCGATCTCCGGCATGCCTTTGCGACGCAGCGTGTAACCAAAACTTGGCTCTTCGTAGTCGGCGTTTGCACCTGACATTGGCTTGGCCACGTAGGCCAAGGTCATGTTGTCGCCCCAGATGTCGGAGGTATTACTGACACCGGCCAGGGCCTCACCGATATAGATGTTCTCGATGCCGAACAGCGCCTTGAGGTGTTCAAGGGTGATCAGCTTGCGCTCTTGAGAGCCCAGCGCTTCCTGGAGCTTGGGGTGGAATTTCAACGACTGATACACCGAGGCACCCATGGTGATGGTGTTCGGACGGATACCGATGCGAGCACGCACCACCTCCTTGCCGGCCTCCACCACGGCAATAGGATCACCACCGCCGCTGCTCCATTGGCTGGAGCCAGACAGCGTTACCTTGTTGCCTGCCGGGAAGGTGCCAGGATTCTGTGCCAGCTTGGCGCAGGTCACTTCACGACGCAGATCAATCACGTTCACCACACGGCGCGAAGCACGGGCTTCAGCATCGAACATGGATTCGTTCTGTTCGCGGTAGTCCACGGGATAGGCGATATCATGCTCACGCAGGACAACGTCCAGTCCGTCCAGGTCATCCGGGGTCATGAGGTTGGACTGGGCACGAATGGCGCGCTCAGTGTCGTAGACCTCAAAGGCTTCCTTGCCAAACAGCGGAATAATCCCCGCCTCCTTATCCATCAGCGCAATGGGAAACAGCCACTCGCCGATAAACTGGGCGTTGCGATAGCCTCGCGCCAAGTTGGTGAGAACGGGGTCAACGACCCGCAGTGCCTTCAAACGATCAGCCATGATGACTCCTAGTTACTTGACGAGCTGGCGAACTGCCGACTCGTAGGGAATGTTTTTCTCGGCAGCCAGAGCGGTCGCACGGTTGTGCAAACCGAGGCGGTCGGGGTCGGTATTTTTCTCGGCGAACTCCAGATCCATCGGTGAGTTACCGTCGCCCTTGCGGTCCTTGCTTGCCTGTTCAGCAAAGTCAATTTGCTTGGGCAGATCGTTGAAGATCGCCTTCAGCCCATCGACAACTGGCGCTCGCTGATCGCCCTCACCAAATTCCAGCGGGGTGTCGCCGGCTTCGGCGAAGTCCAGGACGGCGATCAAGGCTTCCGCGTGCTTAGGCAGCAAACGACCCGCGCTGACCAAGCCTTCGGCGAACGCCAAATTAGCGGTGTGCCGAGTCGCTGCAGCGTCATTGCGTTCCTTCGTTTGATGTTGCTCAACCAGGGTTGAGAGACGTTTGTTCTCCGCCTCCAGGGCGGTTTTCTCGGCCTCAGTCACAGGCTGTTCCTCGTCGGGTTTGGGTGGGGTTTGGGTGGATTCACTGAAGGCTGGGCGACGGTCTTCGCTACGGGCTTCCGCCAAGAGGTTGTCGACGTCGTAGCCGGGTACAACCTGGTCAGCTGTTTCTTGGCCGAACTGGGCGATCAACCATTCGCGCAGACGGCGAAAGACACTTGCAGAGATGCTGTCGCCGAAGTCGCCAAACTCCAGGACACCTTCTTCACCATCCGCCAATTCGATGGGGCGCAGGCCCTTTACCGATGGCGGTTGGGCGCCAAGGAACCCGACATGGCGCAGGTAGTACACACCGGGCACGGGATTGTTGGCGGCATCAGGGTGATAGAAGGACGCCGAGATTTTCTTGAAGCTGTGTTTGGCGAGAAGCTCAGCGAATGCAGGATCGACTTGTTGTGGCTCGGCGGTCAGACCTTGTGCATCGCCTGTCAAGGATTTGACCCAACCGGCTGCCGGAGCATCGTGCTTGGGGTGGCCGATGACCAGGGGTGCTTCATGCAATGCCGGGTCGTAGGCTTTCACGGTGGCCGCGAGATCAGCCTCGCTGAAATCGAAACGAACACCGTTCATGGCGGTGTGAGTTCCCGGCTTGAAAATGTGCAGTGGTTTCATGGGCTGTACGCTGACTGGAAGTGATACGCACAGCCTGAACCGCTGAGCGGCCCAGGGCTTTTAATCGGGTTTAAAGAGTGTTGATTGGGAAGAACACCGCAGACGGTGCAAGTGACACCCGCGTGGCGGGTTTGGAATACAGCGGGAGGGGTTTATAAAGCGTTTACAGCGATGATCAGTGGGGCCAGTGGATGAACCGGAGCTGCTCGGCATCCACAGGGCCTCTGAGGGCCTTACGCGAGAGCGGCTTTTTCCAGGTGATTGAGCGCCAGTTCCAGGATCGCGTCCTCTGCTTCAGGTTGCAGCATCCCCTCAGCATCCATCGGTAGGTAAGGCCGCGCCGGAATATCACCCCACAAGTGAGGGAACTCCGACTGATCGCCACCGAAGTGCATCATGGCCGCATAAGGTTTGTTGCTGCCGACCAGAGCGGAGCTGTCGTCGGAGTGGCTGGTGATCGAGGCTGCCAGTCCTGCAGCACTGACCTGCAGCATCTGTCCAGGCCAGTTACCGTTTTTCGCCCGCCGCTCCGTGGTGACATCGGACAGATCAGCCCAGTCAGGTCGACCTTCTTCCTCGAAGTTCTCCTCGGTCTGACTGGCCATCTCGGCAGCCACACCGCGCATCAATGGCGTCAGGTCGCCCACGGCCCACTCAATGCGGTTCAGCGTTTGTTGTAGACGTGAGCTATCCAGTTCGACGGTAATCATTGCAACACTCCTGTCAGGCTGCCGACGCCTGTTTACGTTTGAGCATGTCCGCGAGCCCGGTACCGGGTGCGTGGTTGAAACCTGGGTCAGTGCGGAACGTGATCGGTTTGCCCGCTGCGTCGGTGGTACGCACCAAGGTGACCTGGGCCGTCCTGATTTCGCCGGTACGTTTGTCGACACCTGTTTCCACCGTTTCACTGGACACCTGCCCTTGACTGGAAACGATGGCCAGGCCACGGCGCTTAACTGCCGATTCGGAGAGCGCCGTCACCCGACAACGACAATTGAAACCGTTCGGCGGGTAGATCGCCGACCAGACCGGATCATCATGCCGGTACACCGTGCCGCTGAGCGCCCGGTGACTGGGGCGGGTCTTGCCATCCAGGATGGCCACGTAACGCCAATACGGATGGGTGTCACTGGACTCTTCCATGCTGGCCTTGCGACCGGCCATGTAGGCGCTCTGCAGGTTGGTCTGGTAGATGGTCTTGAGACGGCGTGGACTGCCCAGTTGCACCAGCTCGCCAACGCCCTGACTGTCGACGATGACTTGTTGGCCCCACCAGCCTTGAGATTCCAGTGTCGGCTGCAGCTCTTTGATGAACTGCTTCAGGGTTTGTCCCTCCTGCAAAGCAGTTTCCACTGCGCCGCGAATATCCGACAGCAAATCCAGGCGCATGGCCTTGGCTACGGTGAAGGCCTCGTCATGCGCCTCGTCACGCATCTCCTGCCAGTTCCAGGTGATCGCGTAACCCTTGCTTTTGAGGTAGGTGATCGCAGCTTCAGGCTCAAGGCCGAAGATGGCTTTCAGGTCCGCAGGGTTCGGGGTTTTGGGGATGGCCATGTCAGTCTTCCCGATCTGCAGCGGCGCTCAGACGGCCCCAGGTGTTGGCTATGAACATCAGGTTTGTAAGCCTTTGCTGGAGCGCCTGGTCATCCATCGACGGGAAGGCTTCTGCCAGTAGACCGAGGGCCTCGCTGTCGGAGCGAGCCTGCAGCAGCGCATCAATCAGCGGGGCCACGGCCTGTTCGCTTTGTTCCTGGAGCATCTTGGCGGGCAGATTTTCAATGACCTGATCCAGTGCGAACTGGTCGAGGATCGGCGTCAGCGGTGCCTCGGCGAACTCGGGGCCCGCGGCGGGTGCGGTTGCTGGTTCTGGTGCTTCTACGATATCGCCATCCTGCAGGTTGTAGGTTCGTTTGAAGTACTGCGCCGTGAACTGAAGCCCTGACTCGCTGAGGCTCTTGTCGCGCTCAGCCAGAACCTTGTCGATCTCTTCCTGTTCCCACAGCTCATAGATCGGTGCGTTGACGGACTCGCCAAAGTTGAGGTCAACGATGCGCCGGATAACGGCGTTGAGGGCCGCTGCAACAATCCCAGCGTCACCATCACGAATATCCTTGGTGACTTCAGCCCCAGCTGCTGCGCTGGCTCGGTTGCTCTCTTTTTCAGTGGTCTGGTTTTGTCCAAGCATGGCCACGTTGATTTCGCTGCGGCAATACTCCAGCAACTGGCGGTAAACATCGGCGCTACCGGTCTTGCCGGTGGCTTCGATGATCTCCACGCTGGCATCGTTGGGAATGGCCGCGACGGCGTCCTGGACCATGGCCTCCAAGCTGTCGAGTAACAGGTTCGTTTCGCCATCGGTGGCGCCCCGTGGGTGCTTGCCGATCACCCAGGGACTGCCGTATTTCTCAGTGAACTGCACCCAGAATTTCAAACCGCCTTTCATAAACACTGCTGGCCAAAAGCACATGGACAGGTCGGCAAAGCCATAGGGGTTGATGTAGGTCGCGTCCTGGCGAGCAACGACAAAACGTTGCGGATCGCACAGCTCGCCGGTCATGCCTGCATCACGGGCGCGGAAACGCAGGTTGTTGTCCTGGTCGTACAGGAACCACTCGGCAGGCTTACCCAGCAGATCCTCTGGCAGCAGGTACATGCCAACTGGGCGCCACATCAGCTCCACCGGCTGGTAGCCAAACAGCGGCGCATCGAGCAGCTCGCGAATAACCTTGTCCAGGTCAATGTCCTTGAGCCAGTCCAGGACAAAACGTTCGACCCTGACCGGCGCATCGCTGCGCTTGAGTCCACGCTCCAGGGCCAGCACGGACGCTTTACGGCGACGGATGTTGCCACCGACCACCGCGCTGCTGCGCAGGTCACGATAGACTTTGATGTCCTGCCCCTGGGCCTTAAGGATCGGGTCCGGGTTGGGTAGGTACATGCCCAGGGCCTGGGCATCAAAGCTGCGGCTACGGCTGGCGATATGATCGGTCAGGCCCTTGCTGCCCTTGGGCTCGGCGAAGTGCACGAATTCTGTGGGGCTGACCCACACACCTGTCTTGTTCATGCGTATCCCTGAATAAGTTTTTGCGCCTGGCGTCGGCGGCGTGATTTGACCTTGACCGGACCCGCGTTGACTTCCAGGGTCGCGAAGTTGGCCAGCGCTCCTGCACCCGCGAAGTCGCCGTGACGATAGAGATCCGGGTCTTTGAGATCCTGGGAACGGCCTTTGATAATCATCGGAATACCGTCCACGGTTTCGATGGCGCGCACGTCCTGGTGCAGGTTGTCGTCCTGCGGCATGGAGATCGCGGCGTCTTCGAACAACTGCACAAACTTGGGCATCCAGGCGCCGTACCAGGTGCGGCTGAGCTTCACCTGGTGAATGCGGTTATGGCCGAACTCATCGGCGGTGTCTTCGGCGAGGGTCTCACCATTACCAGATGCGTCCAGGGCAGCACCCACAAAGCGCGGCAGGTTGCGCAGGATGTAGAACAGAATCTGCTGCTGTTGCCGGGTTGGTACCTTGTGCATCTCCATCACAAACGGCACATCGCGGTGTCGGGTCAGATCAACTGACATCGGGCAGATGATGGAAAAGTCCCGGTGACGGGCATAGTCCATGCCCAGGAAGTGGCGCAGTTCAGGGTTCAGCATCGGGATCAGAGGCGCCAGGTTGCGCTCAATCCAGTCGCTGACATAGGCTTCGCGGCGCTCTTGAGACTGATGCACAAAGTCCGCATCCAGCGCCAGACGCAACACTGTGCGGCCCTTGCGCATGGCCTCGTCTACCCATACACCAGGAATGCAGACGCCGTTGCCGTCGCGGGGGATTGCATCCAGCTCTTCGCGCATCTGTGCCTTGCGCGGGCCGTAGGCGTTGCGGATTTTCTTGTACCAGGCTTCCTTACCCTCAGCGGTGGCTTCCTCGCCTGCCATGTAGCACACACGCTCATACAAGCCATTGGCAACGGCGTCATCAAACGTTGCCTTGTACACCTCGGCGCTGTCGCCGTAGCGCTCGTCCCGGATGTCATTGACCATCTGGTTGAAGGGATTGGCCTTGCCATTGTGCGTACTGATGATGACGATACGACCGCCCCAGATCAGCAAAGCGGTCGCGGCATCGAGCACGGCAGATACGTCACGGTGAAACGCGGCTTCGTCGATGATCACCTTGCCCTGCAGGCCGCGCACGCTGGCGGGGTTGCTCGACAGCGCTACGATCTTGAAGCCAGAGGCGTAGCGGATGCGGTAGGCGTTGATCTGGCGCGTGTTGCCTGATTCGTCCTGGTCTTCAAACAGAAACTCTTCAATCTCGCTGACGCCCGAGGCTTGAGCCTCAGCCATCACCCGGCTGAACTTGGCACAGTAGCCAATGAACTCCAGGCCTTTTTCCTTGGTGTCGCCGATATAAAAGCAATCCATGCCGCCTGCAGCTTTCTGCGAGGCGGCAGTGATGACCGAGTCCAGCGCCTCAGCAAATGTGATGCCCGTGCGACGGCCCTTTTCGCAGAGTTTGATTTGAGCCCGGATGTTCAACCAGTCCACCTGGTGCGCCATCAGGAGACCGTTGGCGATGGGGTTGTAACCCTCGGGGATCTGCCGAACGCTGGGCGGGAGTTCGTCCCATTCAATGACGCGAACAGTGCTGGAGGATGGCTTCATTGCCGCACGCCCAGGAACTTTTGACGCCACCACAGAGCCTGCTCTTCAGTCATGCCCTTGGCTTTAACGGCGCTATCCAGCTCAGCCGATTGCTCACGCAACAGGCGATCACGCCCGGCCTGCTCGGCGGCCAGGCGTTCCTTCATGCTCAAGGTGCGAGCCTGCATGGTGTTCTTAGCGGCACGGGCCAGATCGGCGACTTCCTTGGTGGTCACATCGTCCTTTTCGTGGGCGCCCATCGCGGCCTGGTAGGCTAGGGTCGAGATCGCCTCTACCAACAACGCGCCGGTCTTGTCAGAGGTGTCTTCACCGAACGCACCCACAAAGGCCTCAGCCTGCTCGCGGTGCTGGCGAGCCTTCTCGGTCAACAGATCAAAGCCCAACTTGAAGCGCCCCAGCGCACTGCGACTGGGGGCTTTCTCATTGGGGAAGCGCGCCTGAATGTCGGCCAGCATGTCATTCAGGCTCATGCAATCATCGCGCAACAGCTTCTGGATGTATGCCTTGACCACCGGGGACAAACGATTGATGGATGACTTACCCGCCATGGTTAAGCTCCTGGCCGCTTGATTCCGGGAGCACGTGCACGCCCTGCAGCAATGTCCTGCCCACGCTCAGTCAGGGTGGCCACGAGTACTGGCCCGACGTCATCCAGGGTCAATGCACTTTGCTCCTGCAGCCAGTGCAACTCGGTTTTAACTTGGTCACGGCTGAGGGTGTGACCATAGTTATCCAGCGCCATCGTCAGCACTGAGCTGTTGGCCCGATAGGCCGTCATTTCGGCCAGCAGACGCAGGATTACCAAGCGAATGTCCTGGCGCAGGTATTCAGCGTAGGGCGTTTTCATGTCTTCTCTCTCAACAGGTAATCATTGATCCGGTCCAGCGAACGTGCCAAAGGGCCAAGTGCCTCCTTGACCCCCGATAGTTCGGCGCGCACAGCCTTCATGTCACCCAGCAGATCGGTGACGGCGGTCTGGTCTGGAAGGTGGCGGACGTGCTCTTCCAGGGCGACGATGCGGGTGCGTAACTCAAGGAGTTCCTGGCCGCTAGCCGCTTGTCGTTTGGTCATCCAGGTGTAGATGCCGAGAACCGTGAGGATCAACCACTGCACAGTCTGGAAACCAAAGTTGAGTTCATTCAGGTTCATCGAAACCCCCACATGCCATGTGTTCCAAGGCGTCTAAACAATCAAAACAATGTTCGGTACCAGGCTCGGCCTGGCGACGATCTTCAGGAATAGCGTCGCCGCATTCCTCGCAGCGATAGGCTGAACGGCCTGAGCGTCGCTGTAGCCCGCTGGCGCGCACGCGTTGCATCGCCTCGTCGATGTCGTCTTCATCTGTAGCGTGATCAGCTACATCCATATGGCATCAGTCCTTTTTCTGGAGATCCAGCAACCCGTTGAGCTGGGCGAGGTTGTTACGAACCCACAGGCCGTAGTCCTGGGCGTAGGCAAGAATGTCTGCGGGAGTGACGCCGCTTTCCAATAGTTCGGCGTCAGTGCCGGGGGCGGCCCAGGGCGCTTGCGCAGGCTTGGCGGCAGTGGAGCCTGGTCCTGGGGCGGGCACACCGAGGGCGGTGTTGAAGTCGCGCAGCCAGCCAGCAGTGAATACGCAACGAGGGATAGGCTGAGCAGCAGCGCCCGGTGTCGGACGGTATTGGGTCGTAACATGGGAAATGCGCTCCTGGAGCTGGCGTTTTTCTTCGGCGTGACGCGCCATGACATCGAGCAACAAGGCTTCGGTTTCATTGGCACGGGTGACTTGCTGCAGCAGCTGCACACGGTTGGCGGATTCGGCGGCGCGTGCCTGATCTGAGTGTTCGGTCTTGAGGGTGGCTAATTCGGTTTTACCCAGTGAGTCGGCGTAGCGGAAACCAAAGCCATAGGCGATAGAACCCGCTGCTGCTGCACTGAGGGCACAGGCAAGCCCGACAGCCGCCAGGCGCGCAGGCAGAGGCCAGGCGAGCCGCTCAAGCGCGTCCATGGTGGTGCCTCAAACGGTTACGTGACTTGCGTGCACGGCGCTTGGCGGCTGCTATGCCCGTCTTGCCTTGACGGTAAGCGGGTACCGCGCCGGACCTAATCCAAGTACCAGCAGCGGTGCTCGGGGCGGCCCAACGACAGGCCCCAGCGAAGCCCGCCATCAAGGCTGCAAAGGCTCTACTGAACAGGTTCAGTCTCATGGGGAGATCTCCTGATCCGGTGGCCCTTGCTTGACCAGGCGGGCTAGGAACAGGACCAGCGCCAAGCCACTGTTGAGTGCCGCGTAAGCGCGTGGTGAAAGCTGGGCTTGCCACATTGGCAACAGCTCCAACTGAGCGAACCCCAGCAACGCGATCAGGACGGTGATCTGGACGCTATAAAGCCGATAGCAGCAACGCCAATCACAGATGGGCTTCATGCCGCTACACCGTGCTTCGCCCCGCGTTCGATGCCTGCCAGGGCCAGCCCGTCAGCCATGATTGCATCGCCATACCATTGACCGCCTGGCAGTGGACCTGGACCGTTTTCGTGGCGAATGATGGCGGTGACCAGGGTGCGCATAACGTCGAAGTCATACACGTCGACACCCTCATGGTCGGGGTGAAGCCCCAGAGCACGTGCCACGCTGGCGGCGTAGGCATTGGTATCGTTTTCGGAGGGTGGTGCCCAGCGCTCAACGAACTCACGGACGGTGTCGATGCGGCTGCCATCTTTTGCCAGGCGCTTGTCCTGGTAGGTGATCAGTACGCGGGCAATGGCGCGGATACCCCAGCGCGGGGCAGTGAATTGGACAAAGGCACTGTCGGTTTGGGCCGCAGCCATACCTTGCCAGCGCACGCCCTGGGCGTGACGGATATTGCCGGGGTTGAAGTTACGGATACCGCGAGGGGTTTCGGGTCGCATGGGACGCCTCCAATAACAGCGCCTCCCTTTTGAGGGCGGCAAAAAGCACACACCGCCATCATCGGCGGTGTGTGTTTGGAGGACTTTTAATCGAGTTTAAAGAGATCTGACCATGGGTTGTGTTGTTGGTTGAAACTCATCTAACGTGATGCTTCGCTGTTTAAAAAACTTCTGAAAAGGTAATGCCGCATGAATCGCGCAGACGTAACTAATCTTGTTGTTTTTTTGAAGCTCCGTCAGGAGCAGCAATTGGAAATTCGAGTTTCTCAATCGCTTGCTGGATGTCTTGAGCTAGCTCGTCTTCGGTCGCTTGAGCGTGCCAATCTGCTAATGCTGACAGGCGATCTGGTCCAGCGTCTGCACCTTGGAGAGCTAACACTGAAAGTACCAGAGCTGGGTCCGCTCCAGACTCCGTAAGTGCCTTAGTGAATCGTAAAACATCCTCAACAACAGGGCCGCTGGGCGGAGAATCCATGTGATTGGCATAGGGAACCATACTCTCTAACAGCCTTTTAGTCCGTGCTGCTGACTCTGGACCCAGACCGCAGAGCAGTGTCGTCAAGGCAACGACTACGTGGTTTAGCCCTCGAATCTCTAACTTAAGCATCTCCACGTCAGTGAGTAACTGGATAGTCTTTTCCGGACTCATCATAGGGCTTGTCTCGTCTCTAAGATTGTTGGTCGCTCTTGTAGCAATCCAAACTTTCTAACACTCCGCGGAGCAGGTCAGTTGGTGCAATGCGAAGGCCGCGGTTTCTCAAGCGTTTCCTTCGTCTTGGCATCGTAGGTGAACACCTTCAAGCACTCTTTGCCGCCACCAAACTTTTTCCTCAGTTCCGTATCCAGTTCTGCGTCAGCCTTGGCAACTGCAACAGGGTCAGCAGACTCCAGGCACTCGTCACGTGCTACCTGGTATGAATTCAAGGCATCTTTGATTGAGCCTGGAATCTTCTCGATACCGGCATTGCTTGCGGCGCTCACTTGGGACTGCCACCAGGATCTGGCATAGATGGCAGCGGAGTAGCATTGTCCGAGAGGTTCAAAGACAGACTTGCCGAACTTGGCCTGACCTGCGTCAGCCAACGTGTTGAAAGCACGGCTCTGAGCGCCAAGCTCTTGGAGCCGACCCTGCTTTAGGACGGCAGCGCTATCAGCCATAGCCTTGTCCAGGTCCGCAACATAGTGGGTCGCGCTCTGTAGGGCTCGCTCGCTCGCACTGGTGAAGGTAGTGCTTGCTTGTACAGGTTGAAGTTTTGAGTCTGCTGGGATTGCCGTTGAGCCTGGATAGCTTTTTGATAAAAGGTACGACGCCAAGGCTATCAGTATGCAAAGAGCCGCAATGCTAACAACGATGATGTTGCGAGCTTTTTTTATAGTCTTTGGGGCGGGTGGGGTCATGGGTAACTCCTTGTAAAACTCAAAGAAAAAGTCACTAGAAAAACGTCACGAGGGCTTATTTTCAGTCCCTTGCAGCATAAAAAAAGCCAACAGTCCGGCAACCACGGAAATGCCAATTACCCATTTCTGGAACTCTTCAGGCAAGAATTTATAAAGAGAGAATCCACCTATTGCTACCGCGACTGCTACTAAACAGACTTGCATCAGCCGCAGATTAACTTTCTGCCTGAGTTGCTCTGCAAGCTCATCAGCTTGAGTTTGGTCGTGACGATGAAGATCATAGTCACAATGCATGCACAACTGATTCAGCCTCCAGGTGAACTTCTCACATTGAGGGCAAATCCTTGCTCTATCGCTATTCTTAGGCGGTGATTCCTTTTCAGACCTTATCTCAAACGTCTGATTGCCCAAATTGATATGGGTACTGTTGCCTCTGCCTTTTATCTTGATCCTTAGCTCATGATCTTTACCGTCATCAGGCAGGTTTCCGATTGCCTTCGTAAGGCTAGCGGAAAGATCTTGAACCAGCTCATCGTCCTCAATATGCACTCGGCTCTCTCCCTTCCATCAGTGACTAACCACCAATTTGAGCACCCTTTCTACGTGAGAATTATCCAGATGCTTTTCTTGAGCCAAAAAGTTGTAGACCTCTGCTGTCTTCGAAACTAGCTGCCTCGCTGGCCAACGCTTACCTGCTTGTTTTGCTGCGGCCTCAAGCATTTCAGCAATCCTATTGAGCCGTTGGACATCTATCAAAGAGATAGTCGATTCCGCGCTGTCTGGTGCAGTTTTTGGCGCCTTTCGTTTTTCTTCCCGCCTCCCGGTCAACACATAAAGCGCATCCATCCCAGCCTCTCCCCATTTGGCTAGAGATGATGCGTCTGGACTTGATCTACCTTGCTCCCAGCCTATTTGTGATCGCTTTGAGGCATCAACCAAAGCAGCAAAATCAGGTTGCGTGTAGCCCAGTCGTTCGCGCTCCGCTTTAAGGCGTTCGCCGAGTGTTTTATTTGGCACTTTATATCCTTGACAGGTGCAGTATTTGGCACCATTATTCACCACAAATAACAACGCATCACCACCCAAGGCCACAATTTACCACACAGGAGGGCGCCATGAACGGCACCACAACTGCACTCGACTCGGCGTCACTGCCGTACCCGCAGACCCCCGCAACCGCTAATGCTTGGTTTGTCAGTCATGGTATTTGCAAAGCGCGCTGGGCGAGAGCCAAAGGCTTTGATCGGATGACCGTCATCGACCTGTTGCGTGGACGACTGAAAGGTCTACGTGGTGAGGCTCACCACGCAGCTGTTGCCTTGGGGTTGAAAGCCAAGCCAGAAAACGCTCATTCAGCCGTTGCCGCGTAACCGGAGTTTCTTATGACTCAAACCATTTCCGCTGCCGCCCGAGTACTGCGTGTGCTCAAGGCTCTGAAAGGCCACACCGTCACAGGCCTAAGTAACACCGAGCTGGCTCACCTCACCCAGGACAGTCCGAGCAACATCACTCGCGCTATGCAAACCCTGATTGAGGAAGGCATGGCCGTGAAGTTGGACAACGGACGCTTTGCTCACTCGATTGGCTTGCTGCAAATCGCACAGGCCCACGCCGAACATATGTCGCGCTTGACCCACCGTATGCAGGAAATCAATCAGCGTATCGCCGCTGGCTCGATGAACTAAGGAGAACACCATGGCACGTACCAAAATTCCAGCGGCTGAAGCTTTTGAACTACCGGAGTTAAACGGCGAGATGCTGACAGCCAATCAGAATGTGATGGCGACAATACAGTCCTCACACAGCGAAGAGCGGGACCTGGTGAATCAGATGCTCGGTCAGATTCAGATGAGTCGGGCAATCTCTAAATTTACCGACGTCGTGAGTTTGCAAAAGTTAAAGAACATCAAGGAAACCAAGATGTACCGGGCGCTTTCCGGGCAAAAAGGGTTTGACCGGGAGGGTAATGAAATTGCCGACGTCGGGACTTTTGATGGTTTTTGCCGAGCACTTGGCACCAGTGCTAGTAAGGTCGATGAAGATCTAAAAAATCTCGACGTGTTCGGTGAAGAGGCTCTTCAACAGCTTGCCCAGATTGGGGCCGGATATCGTGATCTGCGTAAATACCGGCGCCTACCTGAGGGTGAGCAAGCTGCCCTAATCGAAGTCGCCAAGGCCGGTGACAAGGACGCCTTCCTTGACTTGGCCGAAGAGATTATCTCCAGGCATGCCAAAGAAAAAACGGAACTGACCCAGCGCCTCGACGAAGTTAATGCTGACTACGAAGCTCAGGGCGAGGTTATGGCAAAGCGCTCCGGCGAATTGGACCAGACCAAAATGGAACTGGAGAAAGCCCGCAAACGCATCCAGTCCGCGACACCTGATGACGTGATCAAAGACCTACGCAGTGAAGTGACGGCTCTGAGCTTTGAGATCGAATCGAAGGTAATGGGGGCGCTGCGTGAGGGCTTCACGCAGATGGCAGAGCATGCCAGCGAAACCGGTCAGGATCATCGTGAATTCCAAGCGGACTTGATCCGTCAACTGGAAACCACTCTGGCAACAGTGCGCAGTGAGTTCCATTTGCCCGCATCTCTGGTTAATAGCGCACCGATCTGGATGAACACGGAAGAGGCCTGAACATGAACCCGGTTCAGGCTCAGCTCCTGGCTAAGATCGCCCAACAGGCAGCCAGTGCCCCGCACGGTCAGCGTACCGCCATCTATAAGGCCGGGGCTGCTGAGCTGGGCATTTCACTCCAAACCCTACAGCGCAAGCTGAAGGAGGTCTCAGTGACCAAACCTCGTAAACGCCGCAGTGATGCAGGCTGCAGTGCATTACCCCTGAAAGAAGCACAACTCATCTCAGCGGTGCTGCTGGAATCGATCCGTGCCAACAGCAAGCAGTTGTCCACCATTGAGCGGGCTGTCGAGCGCCTGCGCAGCAACAATATGATCCTCGCCGGTCGTGTCGATGAAGTCACGGGCGTGTTTCAACCGTTGAGCCATGGAGCAATCAGCCGCGCCTTGCGCAGCTACAAGCTGCATCCTGAACAGTTACTGCACGATGCACCGGCAGTGTCGCTTGCCAGCAAACACCCGAACCATGTGTGGCAGGTCGATGCCTCAATCTCAACACAATTCTACCTCGCCGATGACGGTGCTCGGGTGATGAACAAGGCTGAGTTCTATGACGGTAAACCTGCCAACCTGAAGAAGATCGAGCGCCAACGCCTGTGGCGTTACGTCATCACCGATCACACCAGCGGTACCGTGTACCTGGAGTATGTATTGGGCGCAGAGTCCGCTGAGAATCTGTGCACAGTCTTGATCAATGCGATGCAGAAGCGCCACGAGTCCGACCCATTCCACGGCGTGCCGTGGATGCTGATGACTGACCCTGGTGCAGCCATGACCAGTGGGATCTTTCGCAACCTATGCCGCGCCATGTCCATTGACCTGATCATCAACAAGGTCGGTAACGCACGGGCTAAAGGTCAAGTTGAGCAGGCGCACAACATTGTTGAACGCGAGTTTGAGAGTGCGTTGAAGTTTCAGGCTGCCGAAAGTCTGGAGCAGATCAACGCGTGGGCAGGTCAGTGGATGCGTTACTACAACGCCACCTCTATCCATACCCGCACTCGGCGTACCCGGTTTGGGGTGTGGCAGTTGATCACATCCGAACAACTGCGTTTGGCACCCGCTATTGAGATCTGCCGTGAGCTGGCAATCAGCACGCCGGAAGAGCGCAAGGTCAGCAATCTGCTGCAAGTGTCTTTCCGGGGCGCACAGTTTGATGTGAGTTCGGTGCCGAGTGTGATGGTCGGCGAAAAGCTGTTGATTACCCGTAACTGCTGGCGCGACAAAGATTCCGCCACCGTGGTGTTGATGGGTGATGACGGACGCGAGAAATACCACGTTGTTGAGCGCATTGAAAAGGGCGAGTTCGGCTTTGCCGGAACCTCAGCAATCATTGGCGACGAGTACAAACGTCACGCTGAAACACCTGCACAGGTCTCACGCAAGGTCCTGGAACAGCTCGCTACTGGCACCACAAACCAGGCGGACGCCGAAGCAGCACGAAAGGCCAAAACCGTGCCGTTCGGTGGCTTGATCGATCCGCACAAGCATGTGACCGACACCTTGCTCCCGGCCTACCTGCCACGTCGCGGCACATCGCTGAACGTCAACGCGCCGACTGTCGAGCACGCACTGCTGACGCACGTCGAGGCCGCAAAGCTGCTACGTCCACGCATGCCTGACATCTGGTCGGCTGACACCTTTAGCTGGCTGCAGCAGCACTACCCGGACGGTATCGCCCAGGAGCAATTGGACGCCATCGAGACCGAGTTGAAACGACCTGCTGAGGTTGTACGCAAACCACTCAGCCTGGTGGCTGTGGCTGGAGGTAACTGATGTTGAAGCTCAAGCATGTATTGCAAGGCGTAGGGCGACCTCAATCAGCCCTGGCGGAGTCACTGAGTCTCAGCAGCGCCGCTGTAGCTCAGTTGCTGAATCACGGTCAGTGGCCGCGCAGCCTGGATTGCGAAGAACTGCAGGGGCGCATTCGTGTGTTCCTGACCGAGGCTGGCGCTAACGATGCCGATATCGCTAACGCCTTTGAAGAAGTGGATCTGCCGTGTTCGAGCACGGCAGATCCGGCCCAAGTGAATGAGCCGTCCGGGGAGGACGAATCTATGTTACTGCCAAAACAAACGTTACAGCCATCAACCCGTAAGGTTTTCAGCTTGTTCCGTGATCCCTTTGAGGAGCTGCAGAGCGCCCAGGACATGTGGATCAGTCCTGATATTCGTTACGTTCGCGAGACGATGTATCAGACAGCACGCCATGGTGGTTTCTTGGCGGTGGTGGGTGAATCGGGTGCGGGCAAAAGCACTCTGCGCCGGGATCTGATCAACCGCATCATGGATGCCAACGATCCTGTGATTGTCATCGAACCGTATGTATTGGCGTCCGAAGACAACGACACCAAGGGTAAATCGCTGAAGAGCACCCACATCGCTGAATCAATGATGGCCGCAGTCGCGCCACTGGCGAAGCCCAAAAGCAGCCCTGAAGCCCGTTTCGCACAGTTGCACAAGGCCTTGAAGGAGTCCCATGCAGCAGGCTACCGGCACTGCCTATTAATAGAAGAAGCACACAGCCTGCCGATTCCGACCTTGAAGCATCTCAAGCGCATCCTGGAGTTGGAGGTCGGCTTCGTCAAACTGGTCAGCATCATCATGATCGGCCAGCCAGAGCTTGACGTGAAGCTGAGTGAGCGTAACGCCGATGTGCGTGAGGTGGTGCAACGCTGTGAGCGTGTCAGCCTGGGCCCTGTCAGTGCAAACCTGCTCAAGGACTTTCTGACCTTTCGCTTCAGCCGTGCGGGAAAGCAGCTCTCCGACGTGATCGATGACAGTGGCATTGAGGCAATTGCTGCGCGCCTTTCCCAGCCGAGTCGCCGTGGCGGTCGCGAAGAAACGGTGTCGATGCTGTACCCGCTTGCCATCGGCAACTTGGTGAATGCCGCACTCAACATGGCAGCCGATATCGGTGCGCCGCTCGTCAACGCTGATGTTGTGAAGGGGGTGTGAGATGGCTGCTCTGTATTTAGTAAGCGCGCCATCGGTTCCTAGGTTCAGCATTCTGGCTGAGGAGTTCCCGGTGAAGTTGTCGGCTTTCAATGAATTGACCCGTGATATCCGCAACGCCGCTATCGGTATCAAGCACCTGGTGTTGCTGGACAACAAAATTTTCATTGAGCAGTGCTGTGTTGAGCTGTTTTTGCGGCGCTTTGGGCACGAACTACGTGGGTTGCGTTACACGGTTGCAGGACGTTTTACGCGAAACACCGTGACGGTGCGGGGTGTTGATGTGGCTTGGTACTCCCTGGTGAAGGAGCAAGATCAATGAATATGCCTACTGAGATCAACAACCACCTGCTCGCCTGGATCGTCGACCAGTTATTCGATGGCGTGCATGACGATGAAAGCCTGATTCGTGACATCTACCGTCTGATCGCTGCTGACCAAGCTGCATTTAGCACGACGGCCTATGCACTCGGAGCGCCAGCATCGCTGCAAAGCGTACTGGCAGAACGCATCCGTCAGATCCAGGTGGAATGCTTCTACCCGGAACAAGATGACGAGCTTTCCGATGAATCGCTTGCACAGGCAGCAGCCTGCTATGCCATGCCGCAGAACTTGATGGATTGGTTCGCGCTGAACGACATCAGCCTTTGGCCATGGGACGCAACGCATTGGAAGCCTACTGACCGGCGCACGAATCTGGTCAAGGCAGGCGCCCTGATCCTGGCCGAAATTGATCGTCTCGACCGCGCACCAACACCTTCCGACGAGGAGCAAACCAATGTCTGACAACAAAACTTTAGACGGCTTCGTCCGCAATGCAGCTGGCCACCTGGTTCCTATCGACCAGGTACGTGAGCAGGACAAACTGCGCGACCAGGTCGCCCGCGAACTGGCTGAAGCTGCGAAGGCATTGAACCTAGCGCTGAAGAACTTCAAGCAAAAATCGCTCGGTGACGTGGCCGATCTGATCAGTATTGCCGGTGAGCGCTACGGCGTTCAGATGGGCGGCAAGAAAGGTAACGTGACCATCGCGACCTACGACGGCCAGTTCAAAGTGCAGCGTTCATATGCCGACCGGCTTACGTTCACCGAGGAAATGGAAGTGGCGAAGGTCTTGGTCTACGACTGCATTCGGGCCTGGAGCAAGGGCGCGGACGGCCATTTGCTGGCTATCGTCGACAGGACTTTTAGCCCAAATCGTAACGGCCAGATCAAGACCTCTGATGTGCTCGACCTGCTGCGTCTGGAAATCAACGACGACAACTGGAAGGCGGCGATGCAGGCGGTAAAGGATTCGATCCTGGTCACGGGTAGTGCCGTTTACATACGCGTTTATGAGCGGATCGGCGACTCCGACACCTATAAAGCGATCCCTCTCGACCTAGCGGTGGTGTGATATGGGCCTCTTAACTTCGCTGCAATGGCCCAAGACGACTCTGTTTCAGCTACTTGAAGATGCTGAGACCAGTGCCGACGAAACCTTTGACGTAGTCCACCTGGCGCTGGAGTCGGGCCAAAGCTTTGTAATCGCGGTGATTCACGGCGATCCAGACCACGTCGATGGCGTTGCGGAAAAGCTTGAAAAGCTTAAGCACCAATGGTTGGAGGAATCGACATGAGCAAGACATTGGTTGAGTTCCAGGATCACCACCAGGACTTCCTTGTGTGGACTGTAGATGAGGCGGGAATCGTTACAGAAAGTTGGCCCTACCAGACCGATGTTTGGGGCGGACTGAAGATAGTGAACCTGGCAAACCTCAAGGTCGGCGGCGTCGTTGAGTATTTGTGGGAAGGTCGTAGCGGTAGCGTGAAGTACCCGGTGCATTCGATTCAATCGTTGGTGCCTGTTGACGTTTCGGTACGCATGAACGGTGACGGTTATTGCACCAGCACCGTACGCGGCAAGCGTGTCTCTTGCACACACGACTACGAGTACCCAGTGAAGCGCTTGGCTGAGAAGCTGTTCCTTGGGCGACTGTCTAGCGTTGAGCGCTTGCCATGTACCGCAGTTGGACGCCTGCACAGTAAATGGCGCATCACCCCACTGGAGAACGTGTGACATGGATAACAACCGTACGCTGGAAAAGATCAAAAAATGCTTGGAGATGGCCAAGTCCAAAACCAGCAACCCGCACGAAGCTGAAATTGCATTACGCCAAGCCCACAAGCTGATGGAAATGTACAACCTAGAGATAGGGGATGTTCTCGCTAGCATGGCGAGCGAACACACGATTCTTGCCGGCTCTGAAGGTTCTCCCCCCGTTTGGCGTGTGCGACTGGCACAAGTCTGTGCAGATGCCTTCGGTACCAGGTTCATCATTTCCAACCCTCGGTGGAGTGCCGCTCGCTTCATTTTTGTTGGCTGTTCAGCTGCACCTGAACTGGCCGGTTACGCGTACCAAGTACTCGGGCGTCAGCTGCAGAAAGCTCGCCGTGACTTTCTGGACACTCAGAAGCGTTGCAAGCGGTCGACCAAAGTCGCCCGAGGTGACGCGTTCGCCAACGGTTGGTTGGATGCTGTGCACAGTAAGATCCAAGCTTTCGCGGGAGTTGAGGACAATATCGCGGAAGCAATCGAGGCCTTTATGCAGAAACATCACCCGGAGTTGGAGAGCGTCGAACTCAAGCGCCGGAAGGTTAAAGCACGCAACGAATGTGCCAGTGATGCTGGCTATGAGGCTGGCAAGTCGGCTCAACTGCACCAGGCGGTGAATCACCAGCCTCGTGCACGCTTGACCATGGGGCTTTGAAATGAACGCGACCAGCACAGGGAAACTTTCAGCCGGTGTACTGGAGTTTCTGGCGATCTGCGATCAGTGCCAGCGCCCCCGCAACACGGGCAACCACACTAAATGCAGCAAGACTCGCCAACAGATTCATGCTGCCCGAAACCAGCAGAGCAACAGCGCACGTTCGATACAAGGAGGTGACCAGTGAAAGCCGCGCCTTCCAACCCGAACCGCCTGCGCTTGATCAAGCTGATCCATGTCGCCCGACGTGAGCTACGCATGGAAGATGACACCTATCGCCTGATGCTGGCTGGCATGAAGGGTTTGGACGGCGCAACGTCCACCGCTGACTTGAGTGTTCCAAACCTGCTCAGGGTTTTGGAACAGCTCAAGCTAAAGGGTTTCAAAGTTCGTCCACACAAAGAGCAGAAGCGACCGATGGCCGACGACATTCAATCGAAGAAGATCCGATCACTGTGGTTGGAGCTGCACGGCCTGGGCGCGGTGCGTGATCCATCTGAAGCCGCGCTGGCCAAGTTTGTAAAAAGCATGACCCGAGTCTCAGCACTGCAATGGCTAAGTACTGCCCAGGCAAGCCGAGTCATTGAGAATCTGAAACAATGGATGGGGAGAGTCCAATCATGAGCACAATTCGAGGAACTGACCTTTTAAGCGAAACCATCGAACCGATGGCCAAAGTGATTCAAGAAAGCTTGGGAGTGAGCACTGAGCTGGCTGAAGCAACGAGCGTAGAAATCACCACGCTGTTTGCTCACCTCTGGGGTGGTCAGGTTGTCTACGTTCCCAAGGGTGTCAGTATTCAAGCGTCGAGGCTTCACCAAAAGATCTTCGAGGACTGGACTGGTCGCAATCACCACGAGGTTGCGACCAAGCATGGTGTTTCTGTTCAGTTGGTTTACAAGGTGGTCAAGCGTATGCGACTGGCAATCATCGCTCGCAACCAGCGGGACCTGTTCGAACCTCCTGAAGACTCATCGGACAATGAGTAAGAGGCAGGACAAAGGAGCTTCGTCGGAGGTATGCTAACCCCCGGTCAGCGACGATAGACCGGGGTGCTTTCAAATTGCACTGGCTGCAACTCTATTTCAGAACTCCGCTCACAATGGACCACTATGTCCCGGAGTATCTCGGATTTACCTCACACTCCCCCTAGTATTTATCCCAGTCCTAAACAAGCGTATCCCCGGAACAAACGCCACACTCCCTCCCTCACGCGCCCTGAACAACCGCTCCCCATTATCCGGCTGGGTCGTCACCACCTGATGATCCACCCCCAGAAACGCCAACGGCGTCGGCTCGTCCTTGGAATACTGCGTGACGATAATCGTGCGTTGCGGATCAAACCCCTGGCCGCTGGTTTTGTCCAACCAGGCCATGAACGCGACGCTGTTGCCCTGGCGCGGGAAGTCCTGGCTTTCGCTGACGTAGTAGAAAGGTTTACCGTGGTTTTGCAGGTACATGGGCAGCTTGTTGTCGACCTCTACCAGCACCAGTTGCCATTGGTTCCAGGGCGCGCTTTTCTCCGCCTGGGCTTGCAGGTCGGCGGCGAAGCGGGTAACGCCGCCGTTGCCATTTGTCCAAGGGTAGATCACGCCCAGCACCAGCAAGAGCAGGCCTGCGCTGAGGCCAAAGCCTGTTTGCCAGCGCGGCCAGCTCATCGGTTTTTTGCGCAGGCGTTCACTCAGCCACCAGGCGGCGAGCAGTTGGGCAAAGGGTACCAGCGGCAACACGTAGTAGCTGCGGCGGCTGCCGCTGGCGGTGAAGAATACAAACAACAGGCCCAGGCCCCACACTAGCCAGCGTACGTTGGGCGGCGCCTTGCGCCAGTTGCGCACGGCCAGCCACAGGCCAAGTAACCAGCAGGGTGCCCAGGGCAGGGTGTAGACCGGCAAGTAGATCAGGTAGGTGTAGATCGGCCCCATATGGTCGAAGGGGTCGAAGAAGCGCACCACGTTTTCCCGGAACACCAGCTCCAGGCCGCTCTCGCCGTAAGTGGGGGCGCCGTAGCGGTGGGACAGTACAAAGGGAATCGCATACACCACGCCGGCGATGAGCAGGGCCAGCACCAGGCGCAGGTTGAGGTGGCGTTTGTAGCGGTGTTCGCTGAGCAAGTGTGGCAACAGCA